AGGTAGGAAAGTCCTTAATAACGCTATTCTAATCGAATTTCCTAAAATATCAAGGGTGCTCCCACTCAACGACTCGACACGCTGCCCATTGACCTTGAAGCCATCCTTCTCTTTGGTCACCCAAGACTCTTCTTTCCTCATCTGCGAGAACATCACCGACACATTCAACAATGCACTAGTGAAGAAGTTGCGGGCCATTCGCCCGATGGTTGCCAACAAGTTGTGGAATACGGTGCTGTCGAGTGTGTCGGTGATGTTCTCGCAGATGAGGAAAGAAGAGTCTTGGGTGACCAAAGAGAAGGATGGCTTCAAGGTCAATGGGCAGAGTGTCGAGTCGTTGAGTGGGAGCACCCTTGATATTTTAGGAAATTCGATTAGAATAGCGTTATTAAGGACTTTCCTACCTAATGTTGATTTTATGATTCTTGATGAACCATTTTCGGCAATGGATCGAGACAGGACGGAGGCATCTTTAGGGGCACTTGTGTCTTTTGGATCTGAACAGACTATCCTCATCACACATGAGCACATTTCCGAAACAATATGCACAAACATAATTCAACTATGAAAACAAAAACGAACTATGAGAGTTTAATCGGAGTTAAATTTGGAGGGCTCACCGTAAAACGCATAACGGGGGAAAGAAATCACAGGCATGAAATGTTTATAGAATGCGTGTGCGATTGTGGGGGTGCACACACAACCTTGTACCCTAGGTTGAAATCGGGTAATACAAAATCCTGTGGTTGTCTGCAACCTTTGGTTGCTGCACAAGCCGGCAAATACACAGTAAAGCATGGTGATTGCACGTCTCCAACATACAAAACACATAGGTCTATGATGCGTAGGTGTTATGATAAAAACAACATCAGTTACAAATACTATGGAGGTAAAGGTGTCACAGTATGTGAGCGATGGCGTGGTGTGGAAAACTATCCGAACTTCAAAGTAGATATGGGGGAGCGCCCTGAAGGAATGACACTAGATAGGTTCCCAAACCCAAGCGGAAATTATGAACCAAGTAACTGCAGGTGGGCGACTCCAAGCGAGCAGGCTAGAAACTTTAGCGCCAACCATTGGATAACAGTTAATGGCGAAAGCCTGCTGTTGGTCGATTGGGCGAATCGTTTGGGTGTATCCGCGACAACTATTTTAGATAGATTGAACAGGGGGTGGTCACAGGAAAAAGCCGTTACAACCCCGGTATCACCAAAGAACATACCGAAACTCATAAATGTTAAAGGGGAAGCACTCACCCTAAAAGAAGCTTCGGTAAAGTATGGTGTGCCTGTAGCTTGCATTAGGTCCAGGTTGGCTAGCGGCAAAGCCCCAGATGAAGCGGTTGCCCCTTCCAAGGGTAATGGGCGAAAAGGTGCAAAAGTTGTCATTTCTGGTCAGAGTATGTCGTATGTGGAATGTTCTGCCAAATATGGGATACCTTATCACGTCCTCCTTGATAGGCTTGGCAGAGGGTGGTGTGTGGAGGCTGCAGTCAGCACCCCGCTTCAACCCGGTCACAACAGGTCAACTGCACTGAGCGCAGTTGGTTGAGCTAAACGAAGTCAGCGAATCGGTCGCCGACAATTTGATTGTTCTTTAGGAGAGAAGATGATCATCAGTAAATGGGACAGACGTTTCTACAACCTGGCCGTGCACATATCGTCGTGGTCGAAAGACAACAGCAGTAAAGTTGGCGCAGTCATTGTCGATAACAAGAAGCGGATCATCAGTGTTGGCTTCAACGGCTTCCCGGCAGGCGTCGATGACACGATTACGAGTCGGGAGCAGAAGTTGCGAAGGACGGTGCATGCCGAAGTCAATGCGCTGTCCTTTGCCAACGGATCGGTGGAAGGTTGCACCTTGTATGTGACGCATGCACCGTGCGCAAATTGTGCGGCAGTAATCATTCAACACGGTATTGGTGCTGTTGCTTTCCCGGAACCGGAACCGGCTTTCCTGGAACGGTGGGGAGAGAGTTATGAAGAGGCGATGAAGATGTTTCAAGAAGCTGGAGTTTACATTATGGAGATTGTATAAATGGCTATTTGTATCTGCCCGTCAAAAGAAGTTGCGCAACTGGTTGAGGCTTTGAATCTTCCAAAGAACTGTACAGGTTTAACTATAACAGTGACAGCAGATGAACCTGTAAAAGTCACGGTCGATTACATCGGAACGAAGGATGACGTAAAACTGCTCACTTCGTTTGTTCAGGGTTATGTGCTGGATCCTGAAAGCAACTATACAGAGACTTACGTGCTGAAGGAGATTGTCTAGTGATTACAAAGAAAGAGGTTGGCACAATAAACTATGTGCTTCATCGTGTGCTGAAGGAGCAGTCGGCTTTTGCATGCGACTCTATGTACGGTAGAGGTTTGGCGTCAGAGGGGTACACAGGCGGGTACACTGCAGCACTGATGGACGTTTTACTTTTTCTCCATAGCAGAACTATTCCAAACAGAAATGGTTGGTGGGACAAACATACGGATACACGAAACATAAAGGACTCAAAATGAATCAATGGGATTTGGACGACGCTAAAGCCATGGGGTTCCCAGTGAAAAGGGTTTTGCACACGGCAACTATCATGCATGAGGGTTGGGAGAGTGACAACCGAGCCTGGCTTGTTGAGTTGGAAGATGGGAGAAATGTTGTGCTGACAACCAACCATGGTTCGATAGTGGAGATGGAGTTTGGCTACATAAAGAACAAATACCTAGAAACGTGCAGAAGTGCAGAGTTAATTAACATACTAATAGCTGTGTGGCCGAAGGAGAAAGAATGAAAATCACACCTATGTTAGTAACCCTCGTGGACCACATGGGCACAGACCTGAGCGTGGTCAATGCCGCGAGAGTGAGCATGGCCAAGGAAAGCGACTGGCAGTGGTTAAGCGCTGACCAAGAAATCCTCCCTGAGAGGGATGAGAAACTCATCAAGTATCTATCGGACAATAACCACTGGACACCCTTCGGTCACGCCTTCGCAACTTTCCGTATCAAAGCTCCAATCTTTGTTGCACGGCAACTTGTCAAGCACCAGGTTGGGTTGTGTTGGAATGAAGTGTCTCGCCGATATGTGGACGAGGAACCGGAGTTCTGGTTTCCAAAAGTTCTAAGACAAAGACCTGTTGGTGGGATTAAGCAGGGCAGTGGGGACAACCATTGGTCATCAAGAGAGTGGTGCAACCTTTTACATAGGAGATGCGAAGAGTCGCTTCTTGTGTATGGGAACATGATTGGCGATTGTGTTGCCCCAGAACAAGCCCGTATGATCCTTCCACTGAACACGCACACGGAATGGATCTGGTCAGGTTCCCTGGCAGCATGGGGGCGCGTATGCAAATTGCGTATTGATCCACACGCTCAACAAGAGACACGTGAAATCGCTGAGAAGATCTCTGATGAAATGACTAGGCTGTTTCCAGTCTCCTGGTCTGCCCTGATGTCATAAATTCAGGCGTCTCAGAATCCAAAGACCGCACAGACGGTCACGGATTTTCAATCCACGCGCCACAGAGCGCCCCAAAAGAAGAAAAAAATGAAGAAAAAACGCATTCCATACCCGATTCGCATACCCGTAACGCAAGGGTTGGTTGATTCTCTTGGCAAAGAACTTCACTTCGGAATCCTTGGTCTTCAACACAATCACAACTCATCCGACAATTGGAAGAAGGTCGGCAAGGTCATCTTCATTGTCTCGATTGCATCCGACGATGCTGCCAACATAGACAGGAAGGACAAGACGGCGGTCGACAACGCAGTCATCGCGCTGGAACAGATCTCAAACCGGGAAGTGGATACCGGCGAATGGTCCGCGACAGAGATCGAAATCCTCGCCCTGTGTCGAGGCGCTCTTGCCGCTGAGTCCATCATCCCCCGCCTTGACTCACGGGTCTTGGCCAAGGGCTATGATGCGTTTATGGCTATGGCCACCGCGATATGAGACTGATGACGTTGAACGAAGTGGCCGCGACCTTGGCCGTGAACGGCTTGGGTTTGAGGCCACTTAGTTGGTGTGGTAGGCCATAGTGTGCAGAATTGTGCAGGTGTGGGCGGTGCATCTGCACAAAATCTGTACAAGGATTACACGTCGGCTGTGATCCGAATCACGTTCGTTCCGTCAGCAAGCAGGTGTGCCCTCTTGGTCTGAGCCACCACTACCCCGGAGCCACCAGATGTCTTGAACGTAGTTGTGAAGGCCCCTGTATTGTTGCAATACACAATCCCTTCCCAATCGTTTGGAACGACGACATTGCGGTTCGCTCCGGTGATCGCCCCTGTCGTAGTCAGGTATCGACAGGCAGCTTGTGCTTGTGTCAGAGTCACATCTGCTGACGTGACAGCAACACTCGTCTTGCTCGTTACCTGCTCTGGCTGAACCCAAGCCCTGTTATCCGGGTAGCTTGTGACGCTCGACGCTCCTGTGACCACCGTGTAAAGCGGGATTTGACCAGGGGTGAATGCTGTCGTGTTCTTTGACACGACACCGGCTCGTGTCGCTTCAACGTAATTGGTTGTCGACGCACTCAGCGAAACTGTACCGTTGGAGATCGTAGTAAGCACCCCATCAACGACCATCGGGCCACCGTAGTATCCCCACGTCAGCCCTGTGGATGTGGAATTTCTCCGACCGAACAAAGTTGATGGTGACCCAGCATTGAACAGTTCATTGGCGGTGGTAGCCTTACCTGCTTGGGATTCCGAAATCAGATCAAGATTGGAAGTTGAAGATGCCATTTGTAATTGTCCTTATCAGGCTGTAAAGGTTGCAGTTGTCGGATATCCCCGACCAACGACGGAAGACATCTGATACACCTTGGCGTAGATCGTTGTTTGGACTGAACCAAAGTCCGTGGTTTGATCGGCTGTTGTGTAAATACATGTCGGTGAAGTTGCACTAATGGTTCGTTTGACGGTCGTGTATGTTCCGTCAGAGAAGATGTCCACTTCATAAGCTTCAGTGGTTTCCCCAAGGCCAGCGTCAACCAAGTCTCGCCATTCACCATCTGTTCTGCTGCGACGAACCCACGTCAATGTCCAGTCTGTACTGCCGACAGCTTTGTAGCCAGTGAAATACACCGGACTCAAGCACTCCAGGTTCACACCTTGATACGTGAAAAGCTGGTCAGCAGCACCCTCAACTTCCATATCCAAGGTCACGGCACGGTACGTTCTCTCCAAGCCGATGGCGCTGCTGGACATGCCAATGGTGGTGACATCGGTTTCGCTCAGGGCCACGACCTTGTCGCCGATGGCGTGCAGCGACATTGCCCATTCTGTCCCCTTGCGCCCACGCAACATGTCGCTCAGTTTGTAGCTGGCGGCAGAAACCAATGTGCATTTCTGTACGCCGATAATCTCCCACCGCCCCGGTGCGCCGTAAGCGAAATGATTCCCGCCATTGAGCACCGCGATTTCAGTCGCGTCGAACAACTCCCCGTTGAGCATGCTCACGGACAGGACACTGCCCTTGTCCCAGACTCGGGAATCGACCTCGCCAATAGTGTTCGACGCCGAACCAATCGCCGCTCCCGGAGAAGAGAAACCCTGAATCTCTGTCCATGTCGAGCCGTAGTCATCGGTCCTGACGAGAACGGCACCGGGCCATGTATCCGAAGAACCGTACATCGCCATCAAGAAAGAGGGGTCGGCCTGCGCCGGGTGGATGTACGGAACGTCCAGGAAAATGGGAGTCGTTGGGCCAAGAAGCGGTAACGTGCTCGGCCCGGTCACAATCGGAGAAGACGCCAGTGCGGCCGGCGGGTAGATTGCCGCGTTGTTGTACTTCGCCCGACACTCAAGCCTGCCGTCGCTGGTGTAATTGATCGCGACCAGGCGCAGCGAGATGTCACCTTCCGGAGTCTCAAGCGTGACCACGTCTCCGGGTTCCAGTTGGTTATAGGTCCCAGGAATCGAGAAGCTGACATCGAAGCGTTCGAGCCAACGAAGATAGAGCAGGGTCTCGGCTTTGCCCACAGCCTCTCCTGCTGTCAGGACGATGGGCAGTTCCATTTTCACGTCGTTAATCGCGTCAGTGTTCAACCGTTCACCGTACTGCTCCCCCGCCTCATACTCCCTGTCGTAATCCACGTGCTTGATGGTGAGCACACGCGGGAGTTGGGAATCCATTTCCCGACTGGTCGTGATCTGCACGCCCGGTTTCCCCGATGCACTACGGGCATCCAGATCGTCCGCGTCAATGGTGACAACCGACGACCCGCCTCGGGGAAGGAACTTGATCTTGTACCCGCGCTGGACCACGTCGAACGGCCAAGCCGCCTGCAAGGGTTCGAGGGCACTGCGGATTGTCCCGGTGCTGGCCACGAGATAGCCCCGCACCGTTGAAGTCAAATCGGCAACGTCGATGTCTCCGGCCGAGAGGAGTCCGGAACGGATACATTCCTCTGAGACAATCGACGATAAGGTGGGGTTGGTTATGGCGAGAACATTAGCCCGGATGTAGCAGCACGACCCGGTCGAGGAATCAACAATCGAGAACCCGGATCCGTCATAGCAAGCTCCTTGCCATGGCTTTGTTGGCGAAAGCGCACGCTCTGTCCAGGTGATGCCATCGACAGAAGTCCAGAAGGCATTGTCCAAGCCAGATGCCAGGAACACGCCGCCTCCCGACGTGATCGAGTTGAACGCCGTCGCGACGCCGGTTGCGTATTCGGTCCATGACGTGCCGTTGGTGGAAATCGCAACGTGCCTGTCTGACTGGCGAAACGCGCAAAACGTGGCCCCGTTCGCAGCGATGAGGTCGAAGCCGGTTCCCGGCATGGCTTGCTCTGTCCACGCGGTGTTGTTTGGCGACCACACGACAACACCGAGCGCTTCGCATGTTGCTACCCATATCGAGCCATTCCACGCCGCATGTTCGAAGCTGCCGGTTCGCGGGTGCGCACGCGGAGTCCACGTGATGCCATCTGGAGAAGTAACGAAATCTTCGGCATTCGTAGTGGCAAGAAATACCGACCCATTCCAGTTGATAGACCTGATCCGTCTCGGCACACCAAGAGATCGCGCAGTCCAAGTGATTCCGTCTGGGGATGTGTAAACAAAACTATTGCTGAATATGTCGGCAATGACAAACAGCCCTGCAGCCTCGCCGTAGCAATTTCCTTTCCATGATGTTGAGATTGGAAGAGAATGCTCTGTCCAGGTGATTCCATCGGGCGATGTGGCGCAAATTGCTGTCGCGCCTGCCAGGGACAGAAACACCGAATTTCCCCAAGAGGTAACGCTCTTAGAACTCCAGCTTCTGTCGTTGGTGAACAATCCGTAGGTCGGCACGAATGTTCCGGTGTTGCCATCTCTCACTACCTCGACCTTGACCTGTGCCCCCATCAAGGCGTCCCCGTACTTGGCCAACGGCAAGTCGTAGAAAACGAGGTAGGCCAAACCTCTCCATGCCGGGCAATTGGCCGCGCCCACGTCCGCCTGGATTCGTGGATCGGGTGCTTGTGTGTCCGTGCCCAAGTACACTTGGAAGCCTTCGGCTGCAAGGTTGCTTGCCGCTATCGTGCTCGGGTCGGACGAACCCGCGTCGTAGAACAACTCTCCCTTGATCCAGATCCGGCGAATTCCAGCGATAGGTCCTTGGCACAGTCCAACGGCGAACGTCGCGGTATTGACCCACGTCAGAGAAGTCGTCTTACTCTTGCCCCCCTTGCCCCCGGACTTCTTCTTGACCGGGGTCTCCTTGATCTTGTTTCCTTCAAGCCAGAAGACGTTGCCGGAGAAAGCGTCCGTGCCGTAGACACGAGGGATGACAGCACCATAGGTCGAGGTCTGGATCGTTAAATCGGAGAGACGCGGTCCAACGGTGGTCGGACCTTTCGGCGGGTCGGCGAGTCCTCCTGCCAGGATACCGAGTTGGGCACCGAGCATGACGTAACCGGCCGGAGCAAAGAAAAAGGCCGCTGCTGCACCGACGATACCTCCAACTACCTGGCCGGTTGTGCTCATACCAAACCCCTCACGCGATACACCCGCACAATCCGAGACGCCCAAGCGTCGTCGATGATGTGCTCACAACACTTCCCGACATTCGTGTAGCCGTGAATCATGGTTTCGCCAGCGTAGATGGCAAGATGTTGAGGCTCGTACTTGAACCGCATCAGGAGAATGTCACCCGATTGGCGAGCCGCAATGTCCATGACACGTTCAAGATCCGGTTGCGCATCAAGACTTGATTCGAGCAACCCCTGGTTTGGCGTTCTTCCGTACCCGGAAAAGTCAATCGCATTGACCCCGCAGCACTGAACGGCATGAAGCACCAAACCGGCGCAGTCCAGGCCAACCCCGAGCAAGCGTCCTTGATGGCGGAAAGGAGTGCCGACGCACTCCCTCGCGGCATTGACAATGTCATCGGCTGTCATCTAGCTGCTCCGTCCGACGTGAGCATAGGTGCTGCCGGCCGGTATCCAGAGGAATCCCCCGAAGTTCAGGACGTTGGAACCCCCGACCCGGTTCTGGCAATCGACAAGTCTCTTTCTGCATCCCCGCACCATGGTATAGGTGTTGCCCGCCACCGGAAGGTAGTAGAAGCTGTCATAGGTGTAAATCGTCCCGTCCGCTGCGTAGGACTTGATTTCGATTGGGGCTGTGCCAAGGTTGGGGCCAGATGTGAACTGAATCGTGCCTGCGCCAAACGTATCGGCCGCTTCACCCCGAGAACTGTCACGGAACACGGATGCACTGGTGACGCTGGTCAGCGTCCCGGTCACGGTATTCGGATAGGCGAGAGACACGCCACAGCCCCCATATTCTGTCCCGCCAAACACCTTCGGGCATTGCGCCCCATAAGTCATGCCAACGTTCTGGTTCAGGGCATCGACAAGCGACACGCCACCGATGCTGTATCGGTCGTCCATCATCACGGCTTTGCCAAACACCCCGGCCGTGATCGGTTCCTCATCTTCCACCGGACTCGTCCAGTCCGTGGCAAAAACATAGCATCGTGCCCCGTCGAACAGTCCGCTGGAGATCGCCGCACGACTGATGCCCGCCACCCCGGCAATGCCCTCGATGTCGATGCTGGCCGGGGCGAAGTCCGATGTCGAGTTGTAACCCGTGAACTGATACCCGGACGTGCTGATGTACGTGTGCCCGCTCATGACCAAGTCATGAATATAGTCAGTGAGGTAAATGGTCGGTGCCACCACAGGCACGATCTTCATACACAATACGCGATACCGATAATCAGCGACAACACTCTTCATGGCTTGACCAGTTCAATAATGTCGATGCCGCCGCAGTCCCGCAGCGCGTCGGACATGTGCGAAACCTCGATCTTGCTGTTGAATCGACAAGGGATGTGGAAGTAGCAGCCGCCTGTAATCACTTCGGTCGTCGGTGCAGGCGTCAAGGTCACTCTCCCCGTGGTGTAATCAATGCTGATCCCGGAACTGATCAACGTGCCGTTCTTCGCCAACACCACCGAACCGGAAATCGGTTTGTACAGATTTCTGTATGGCAGTCCGATACCGAGCGGCGTACTGCCACTGCCATAGCCTTTGATCAACTGATACACCCCGGACGAAATCTTCGGTAAAACCCAATCGTCTTTGGTCGGCGTCAAGGTCCCGGAATTGGTGCTGTAATCATCCAAGCACTTCACCCGAAAGCCGGCATACATCCCGTAAGCGCGGTGATACAGGGCCAGGACCTGGTTCGCGAGATCGTCCCGCAACATGGTGAAGTTTACATGAAAACTGCGCACTGGAAACGGATGTGTCAACTTTCTGTATTCAGCACCGCTTGCCGTGGTCGTTATCTCGACCTCGTACCCGTCCGTGTAACTGGCCCCCATGCGGACATTGACCGGGAGAACGTCTTCGAGAAATTCAGCCATCTTGATTCCTTATGCGTACCGGCGAGCGCCATTGAAAGCGGCAAGGGCTTCCCGCGCTCCTTGTCCTGCGGCGCGTCGCACATCCGGGGCATTGCTGTTGCCGTTGACGTGGACCGTGATGTTGATTGGTCCACCTTCACTCGACGCCTTCACACCCAAACGCCCACGGCTATCCCTGGACAACGGCATGACCGCTTCAGGGCCAGCTTCAGCAAACACCCCGCCGCGTGCGAACCCGTGCAGGTTTTGGAAGGCGAAAGTCTTCGGGCTGGTCTGCACCGTGTTGGCATAAGCGTGCAAGGAGGGTGACCCGGAGAAGACATTACCCTTGGCGCTGTCGATGAAACTGGATGCAAGGTTGGCAAAATCGCCGGAACTGAATCCGCCACCCCCCCCGCCTGTGATCGCACCCAAAATCCCCGAAATTATTCCACCGAACCCGCCACCACCGTTCCCGCCGACAGCCTTCAAGCCTTGGCTAAGAGCGGCCCGAGCCTCGATCTTGGCGATGCTCAAGATCACGCTCTTGGCAAAGTCAGCGAACCCGAGTTTGCCGGTGGTCAGGAAGTTGTCGATCAGACTCTCCATGCCATTGGTCATGACAGCGAAAGAATCGGCTGCGGTTTTTGCCGCGTTCGTACCTTCATCAGTCCAGGCCCGGAACGCCGACTTCCACCCGTATTCATAGGAGCGAGCGAAACTGACTTCAGCTTCAGCTTGCGCAGCCGCCTGTCCGCCGAGTCTTGCCCGAGCCTCGATCAAGAGTTCGATCTCTGCCCGGACAGCCTTCAGGCTCGCACTCTCTTCACTGTAACCAGCGTTGAGCAGGTTCTGTTCCTCGGCACGCTTCCCGGCAATGGATTTATCCAGCGGCTTCTCAACAGCCTTTCTTGCGTCATAGCCCGCTGCTTGTTCCGGTGTGAGGTCGAGTTTGATGCGCGTTGCCGCCAACCGCTCCATGATCTGGTCGGTGTTGGCCTGCTGCTCCTCAAGAACCTTCTGGATTTCTTCCCCTGACTTCTTGATTCTCCCCATCTCAGCGGCCAGCGAATCCGCCGACCGATACGCCTCATCGAACTGGAACTTGCGGTACGCCGTTTCCATGTCCTTGCGCTTCTTCTCGTACTGCGCCGCCTGGTCACCGCTCGAAGCCGCTTGAAGTTTGGCAAGACGCGCAATGCTGCTGCTGTACTCTTCCTCGATCCTCGGACCCCACGTGGCGTAAACACCAACGAGTTGCGCCTGATATTGTTCCTCGGTGATCAGGTGATTCTTGTGGGTCAGTTCGAGGACCTTGATGTCTTCCTGTTGCCGCTCGACCAGCGATGCGATGTTGGACTTCTCAAGGTCGCCGCTGTAGTCGCGGACTTTGGTTGAACCCCCTCTGCCCGGTTTCGGATCAGCACCGAGGATCTCCGACGCTTTCCTCGTCGCCGGCTTGCCCTCAACAGCAGCCTTCAAGCCGCTAGACGCGTTCGCAGCTTTGTACTTTTCTTTCTCAAGGTCAGCGACAACCTCAGTCCATTTCCCAACGGACTGTCTGGCATCAGAGAGTGCTGTTCCTGTGGCTCGCCCCTCAACTCGCAGGTTCAGAAGTTTCTCTGCCTTGTCCAGTTCTTCTTGAGCCTCACCGAGATCACCGACCCCATACTTTTCTCTTCGTTTTACCTTTGCCAGCGCACCTTCGGCTCGCCTGGCAGAGTCATAGGCCATGTCCCCGGCCCGAGACGCCGCACCGCCCCATATCGCCCACGCGGTAGCCCCTGCCGCCAATGCTCCCGCAATGATGGTCAGCGGGGTGGGGATGGCCATCAATAGCGACGGAAGCCCGCCAATAACACCGCGCAGAGTTGCCATAGTACCTAAAGCTGGACCCATGACCCCGTTCACAGCCAACATGCTTGCTGCAAAACCAGATACCGCAGTGCTGAGTGAAGTCCAGACTGCCGCTCCGATGACAGCCGCCTTATAAACAGCCCATATCTGTACCCCCGTGAGCAACACGGACGCCATTGACACGAGGCTCGATGTGAGCGATGCCACACCCCCAACGATTGACTTCAAACCGTTAACGAACGAGGGGTCTGAGAACAACTCCTTGAAATTGTCCGCCAAGTTGCTGAACGCAGGCTCCATCTCCTGAAATGCGACAATCAACTGACTCTTCAAGGTGTTCAGCGCTTGCGCCCATTTACCTTTGGCTGTGTTCTCCAACTGGGTAGCCACCCCCTCCATGAACCCGTTCGAGTCCTTGATGGAAGCGACCAGCTTGTCCCAGTCGGCCTTCTCGATGGCCAACATTCGGGCAGCTTCTTTGCCTCCGCGCTCCCCGAAGATGCGTTGGGTAATACTCAGCGTGTCCCCTTGGCTGAAGTCCTTCAACTTCACACGAAGATCGTTCATGATGTCGACAAAGGACTTCAAATTGCCATTAGCGTCCCTGGTCTCCAACCCAAGTTTCTTCATCGCAGATGCTGCTTGGGGGACCGGGGTGAACAACTCCTTCAGCATGTTCCGGTACGCTGTACCCGCCGAGGTTCCAGTGATATTCACCTTGGCCAAGAGCGTAAGGGCTGCTGCTGAATCCTCAAGGCTGGCCCCGTACTGTTCGCCGACCACCGACGCATATTTCATCGCCTCAGTCATGGCTTGTACCGATGTCTGCGACAAGGCCGCAGCCTTGGCAAACACATCCCCCACATGCCCTGCATCCTCAACCTTCAGGTTGAAAGCTGTCATGACACCGACCAGCGTGGTGGCAGCCTGCTCCATTTCCATCTCACCGACCGTAGACAGATTCAGGACATGGGGCATGACCTCCAAAGCAGCAGCGGCATCCAAGCCAGCCTGCGCCAGAATACGGTAGCCGCTGGCGATCTCAGTCGGCCCACGGAGTCCGGTTTGTGACAGTGTCAGTGCGGACGAAGACAGGCGTTCAATGGCTTCCGCAGATTCATTGCCAAGCGCTTTCACGAACGTCAGTTGGTAGGAGAACTCCGACCCTGCCTTGGCAGCATTCACGAAGGCGGAACCGATGGCAGCGCCAGCCAACAGCGGAGCCAACGAGCCGTAAGTTATCCACAACGTCCCCAAACTACCGGACAAACCACGAACAGCGGCGTGGCCCTCGTTAGCGATCTTGTTCCAGTGCAGTTGATGGTCAGCGCTCTGCTTGATGGCCGGGGAGAGGGTTTTGTGTGCGTTGGTGAGTTGGCTAACTGGTTCAGGGCTTACGTCTGTAACCGAGTTCATCAAAGAGTTGTATGTCGATACTGGTTTTCCGGATGAAACCGTCGACCGATCAGAAACTATCTTTTGGATATTTGAACTGTACGCCACCTTCGCTGCCGATGTGTTTGCCCTCGTTGCAGCAGCCAACCTGAGT